GACTCCGGCGTCCACATAGCCGGCAGGACCTCCTCACCCGGCGGCGGGGCAGGCCAGACAGCGAGGTTGGTCAGGTCATAGTCGGCCAGCATCGCCCCGCACCAGCCGCAGCGCTGACGCAGGCGGCTCCCCACCCGCACCTTGAGCCCGGCGATATGCGTAAGAGCGGTCACGCCCGGATAATCGGGACAGCTACCTTCTTCGTGGGGATCTGCAGCTCCAGCTCGGCGTAACGCGCGCAGCTGGACGCGCCATGCGAGTAGTGCTGACCGGGCAGCGTCCGACGGCGGCAGTCTGGCTTCTTGCACCGGTCCAGGAACGCCAGGCACATCACCACGCCGGGAAGCTGTGCCATCTCCTCATTGCGCCAGTCACCGGCCGCCGGGCAGTACTCCCGGCCGTTGCGGCCGCGCTTGCGATGATACGGCGGCCAGCACCCCGGGCGGCACTCCGCCTCCCAGTCGGCTGGGTAGGTCTCCACCTGGCCGCCCAGGATCGTCCAGATGCGCTCCAGGTCCTGGTCGCCGTGCGGATTGTGGCCGGACACCAGGATGAGTCGCGGGGCTCGCCGGTACACCAGGGTGAGTGCCTGGGTGGCGCGCGGCCAGTCCCACCAGGTGCGCGAGCAGGTGATCAGCAGCCGACTGGCATTAGCCCGCCTGGCCAGCACGTCCCCGTGGCACGCCTGCGGGGCGCACCAGCAGCCCAGCACCTGCCCGCGCAGCTCGTTCAGCTGGAGCATCCGCGCCCGGTCGCGCAGAAGATCCTCCTCGAACCAAGCGATGACCTGTTCCCTGGACCCGTCCAGGCCGATGGTGTACTTGTTCCCCCAGGGACCGGGGCGACCGATGTAGACGTCGAACGGCTCCCGCTTGCAGTGCACGACAGACGGACTGCTCACAGCTCACCTAGCGCTGTGCAGCACCTGCGCCGCTGCATCGTCGGCTACCTCCTGCTTGTGCAGGGTGAAGCAGGTAGCGCACAGCTGGACCGGATCGCATACCGAGCAGATCTCACCCGTCCAGTGCGGGGCGGGTCCTTCGCCACAGCGGTCACACCTGCCGTCGAAACTCCTCTTGGCGCCTTCCACCATGGTGGCGAACTGCCGGGCACCGTTGACGATAGCCGCCACGCTCTCGGTGTCATCCAGCCGGAACCGGACCACGCCGAAGAACCCGGTGGCCATGACGTCCGCACCGGACTGGGACAGCGCGGCAACAACCTCCCCGGCGTTCCAGCGGGCAGGCCAGGTCATGTTGGCGTACTGGTTATCTCCCATGCCCTTGGTATACGTGCTAGCCAGGGTCTTGCGGGAACACCTCAGCGTTCACGTCGAACATCTGCAGGTCCACCTGGTTGAAGTCGGCCGGTCCTTCCAGCACGAAGGTGCCCAGGTGGTGGTCCCAGCGGACCCGCGCGCCGTCATCGCGGGCGGTGTGCTCGAACCCGGTGATCGACCCGCTGAACACGCCGTTGGCCCTGGTGCGCTTGGCCAGCATCCGGACCGCCAAGTCGAACATATCGACCCCGGTCTTCTCGGCCGTTACTTCGATAGCCTGCGCGTTGCGGGCCATCTCGGCAACCGGCTTGGAGTAGGTGTAGGACCCGATCGTCTCATTCTGCAGCGGGCTGGCCAGCACCTGCTGGTAGGGCCAGCGCAAGTACAGGTAGTCCCCCATCGCCATGACGCCCAGGTTGGCCAGCAGCTGGTCATCGGGCGCCATAGACGGGTAGTCGTCGGCGGTCTGCTCCGACAGCGTGGTGAACATGACCGCAGCCTGCAGCAGCGCTGAGTTGGCGTAACTGGTGTAGCTGACCACCGGCCGGCCGGAGAAGCCGGACAGCTGCTCGACTGTCGGGAGAGGCCAGGGCACGGCTACGCCGCCTTGGCGGCCGCGGCAGTCAGCATGTGCTCATGAATCATGTCGACGCGAGCCCGGGCCTCGGCCGCCACCAGCGGATCGCGGATGACGGTGAGCTGGTTGTCCTGCTTGGTCTCCCCCGACTGCGACCAGTTGGTGCTGCCGGTCACCACATCCAGGCCGTCGATCACCAGCAGCTTGAGGTGCATGATCGCACCCTTCTCGCTGCGCCCGGCGACCAGGGAGTTGGACGGGAAGTCCGACTTGGCCAGCAGAGCCTTCTCGTGCACGCCGCCCGCCTGGCTGGAGTCCAGGGTCAGGCTCACGTAGCAGCTCGCGTCATCCAGCCTGGAATGCATCGCCGCTGCCAGCGCATCGTCGTCAAACCCGTACATCGCAACAACCAGCGACTTGCTGGCTGAGGCGACCAGCTCAGCCAGCACCCCGTGCACATCGTCGACCGGAGCATAGAACGTCAGCGCGTTCGCCGGGTAGCCGGGCACGAACGGGGTGAGCTTATGTCGACCTAGCGTCGACAGGTCTGCCAGTGCCATGCCGGTGAAATCGGACTACAGCAGCGCCGACAAGTCCACGCTGGCCCCGAGGGTACTGGGAATGCTCACCCCGGTCACCGGAAGCGGGGCGCCTTCCGCACCGTCGGCGTCCTGCAGCCGCAGGGTGATGGTGTACGTGAACGGCGGACTCACGCAGTCGGTGGCGGGGATGACGAACGGCTGCACGATGGCCCCGGCCACCACCTCAGCGACCGCCGAGCCTTCCAGCAGCGCGCTAACGGCCGGATCGTCGACTAGTCCGCTGGCGGTGAAAATCACGGCGCCGGTCAGCGGCTGCCCGTCGAGTCCGAGCAGGTTCGACCCGGTGACGGTGATGGTGAGCAGGCCGGCGGGGAAGGTCACGGTGCCTCACATCGCCGCGGCGGGCACACCGCGGTTGCGCATCCGCTCAGCTTCGTCAGCCCGGCGCAAGTCCTCCTCGGACGGCGCAAGCTCCGGCCGCTCATACCGCGCGCTCGGGTCGACGTAGGACCGCTGGCCCGGCCAGGGTCCGTGCTCGAAGTACTGCTTGCCCCAGCGGTCAGCCTGGCCGGTGCGGTCCAGCATGATCCAGCCGACCGCCTCAGGCCAGCGCGGATGCCCTGGGCCCATGGCCAGCTCCTGGCCGCGGTACCAGACCCGGCCGGCGAAGGTCAGCCCGTCCTCGATGAAGTGGATGAGCACCACGTCACCCTCGGCCGGGATGATGACCTCCGCTGCGCGCTCGAACTGCACGGCACTGACCAGAGCCTGAGCATGCTCGGCCTCGCGAGCCGCCCGCTCCCCGGCATCCAGCTGAGCGGCTGGCCTGGGCCTGGCTGCGTCCATGTCCGGGCGCCCCACCCGGGCATCCATCCGCACGCCGCAGGTTCCGCAGAACTGAGCGCCAGCTGCGTTCTCATGACTGAACGGGCACGTGCCCGGCTGCGGTGCAGGCACGTGCTCCGGCTCGGGGGGCACGCTGGGCGACAGCTGCTCCGCGGCCGCCACGATGTCGACCACGGTGTGCTTACCGGACAATCCTGCCATGCCGGCTGTATCGTCACACGTCTGCTGCGCGAGCGCGCCGGAACTCCAGCCAGTGCCAATACCGCCACCAGAGGAAAGCCCACGGCGAGACGCACTCGCCCTTGCGAGCACACGGCGGCCAGTCGCACCCGCACTCAGCACACCGGCTCACGCAGGAAGCTTACGCCCAGGCAGTGTTGCCGATCACGCCGCCGTAGTAGGCCGTACCGGTCATACTCGCCGCGCTGGACGCGACGATCCGGTCAGCAACCAGCATCTGCTCCGGCCGGGTCACGATGGGAAGGAACTGCAGCTCCAGCAGGTACTGGCGAGCCGACGGGTCCTTCTCCTTCCACGTCTTCGCGAACTTGCCGGTGAAGCCCTGCGGGGCCTCGTCATCAGCGGTCGGGCCGATCAGCAGCTCCATCGGGCGCTGGTCGGTGTAGTTGCCCATGTAGATGACACCATCGGGCACGAAGAACGTCAGGTAACCGGCATCGTTCTCGTAGACCTGCTCGACAGTCGTCCAGGTCAGGCCCATGAACCCGCTGAGGACGCCGGAGCTGAAGTACTCATCCTTCATCCGGTCGCTCAGCATGGTGGCCGGGATGTTGACGGTAGCGCCCTGGCCGGCCTGCACCCAGGCCTCCATCAGTGCAGCCATCGTCAGCGTGGTGGCAAAGCATTCCTTCATCGGCACCCGGCCGTGGATCTGGCCGATGCGCTTCCAGGACCGCACGTCCTCGATGATCTGCATCGGGGTGGCGTAGGTGACGGTACCGCCGTACTGCAGGTTGGAGCCGGCCTGGCCCAGGTCCGACGGGTTACCGGTACCGAAGGTCAGCGCGTTGTTGGTCAGCCACGGAGTGACCGGCTTGACGAAGTGGCTCGCCGGGAACTTGTAGTTGACGCTCGCCTGCACGTCGGCGTAGTTGTAGGTGATCCCGCCGCCCATCGCCTGCCAGATCGACCATTCCTGGAAGTTGTCGAACCTCTGATTGAGGTCGTTGATCTCCCTGAGCACGGCCTGTTCCGCGTTGATACGTGCGATCTCACCGGGGGCACGCAGCCAGTGGATTGTCGTAGGTTCGAAAACCTTCTTCTCGCGAAGGTAGATGAAGGCCGCCGACTCCTGGCTCCGGCCCAGCCGGGAGATGATGTGCGCCTCGGAGTTGGGCACGTTCGGCTTGGCGACCGCCCGGCTGCCCTTCACCACGTCCCAGGTAGCCGACGGGAACGGCCAGGGCGTGGAGTCCATCCGGTTGAGCATCATCAGGGTCTGCGGCGTCACGAACTTCTCCACGACACCGCGGAGAACCACGGGCTCCAGGAGGCTGATGTCCGGCACGGGGGTCACTCCTCGGCATCGGTGTCCGGTGTGCGTCAGCGACTCGGA